AGATTTACTTCTAAGAATGTACCATTAGCTACGTCATGGAGATGGACAAATAAAGTATTTGCAGACGGTGAAGCAGAACTTGTAACAGCTTTAGACCATTTAAAACAATCAACACCTTATGGTTTATCTAAAATAATAAATGAAAAATACTTAGGTGGTAAATTAGATGCATTAAATTATGGAGATGCATTATCACCAAAATCTGACCCGTTGGGAAATGAATATGCAAAACCTAGAGGATTGTTACTAGGTCAAGCACAAGATATGTTTCCTGTTACTTCACATTGGAGTGATAACATGGTAGACAGTAACGGAAATAAAATTGTATTATCACCGGAAGCTAGAGAAAAATTAGAAACTTCTAATATTAAATGGGAAAGACCTCAGTTTACTATTCAGCTTGGAACTAAGAAACCATTGAATATGAAATTAACTACAGCTATTCAATACAAACATCCTGTTACTGGAGAAACAATTAAATTTCCAGAAGGAATTACTATGTACGAAGCAATGCGTCAAGTTAAAGGTCAAATTAAAATAGCAGGACGAACTTTAAATGAAACATATCAATATGAGTTAGAAAATCCTAATTCTGAATTTAATAAAAGATATGCTTCTAATAAACTTCTTGGCGGTAAATATATTGGTGATGATTACCTATTACAACGAATAAGAGAATTTGAAAGAGAAGCTAGAGAGTGGATTAAAAGCAATGCTTTGATTGATATTAACGGTAAAATCACGACAGCTAGTGCACTTAAACGTAGCGCAGAAACCATTGAATTTATGGAATTAATGGGTGAATAGATAAAGTACCCCTTTTAGAAGAGATAAACACAAATTATGGCTAATTCATTCGTAAGATACACCGGAAACGGTACAACTACTACATACGCTATACCTTTTAGTTACAGAGATACAGCTGATTTATCAGCTACAGTAGCAGGTGTAAACGTTACAGCTTACACTTTAGATGCCGCAGGTACTAACCTTACATTTACTACAGCACCTGCTAATAATGCTGCGATTGAAATACGAAGAACTACAAGCCAAAATACAAAATTAGTAGATTACGTATCAGGCTCAGTATTAACTGAAAATGACCTAGATACAGATAGTGACCAAGCGTTCTTTATGTCGCAAGAAGCGATTGATAAAGCAGGTGACGTCATATCATTAGATAACGTAGATTTTAACTGGGATATACAAAATAAAAGATTAAAAAATGTAGCAGACCCTGTAGATAATACAGATGCTGTTAACAAACAATTTATATCAACTAACATACCTAACATTACAACAGTAGCAGGTATTGCGGCAGATGTAACTACGGTTGCAAACAATGATGCTAATATTACCGCAGTAGCAAATGATGCTACAGATATAGGCACTGTAGCTACAAACATAGCTTCAGTAAACACAGTAGCAACAAACATTACAGATGTTATTGCAGTAGCTAATGATTTAGCAGAAGCAGTTTCAGAGGTAGAGACTGTTGCAAATGATTTAAACGAAGCAACTTCAGAAATTGATACAGTTGCAAATGCTATTACTAATGTAGATTTAGTTGGAAATAATATAGCAAATGTAAACACAGTAGCAAGTATAGATGCAAATGTAACAACTGTTGCAGGCATCAATACAGACGTAACTTCAGTAGCAGGAATATCAAGCGCCATATCTGCTGTTAACTCAAATAGCACAAACATAAATGCGGTTAATGCTAATTCAGCTAACATAAACACAGTAGCAGGTATCAGCTCAGATGTTACAAGCGTAGCAAACATATCAAGTGATGTTGCGGCAGTAGAAAATATTGCATCAAATGTAACTACTGTAGCAGGTATCAGTTCAGATGTAACTTCAGTTGCAGGTATTTCAAGTAATGTAACAACAGTAGCAAGTAATAATGCTAATGTTTCTGCGGTTGGTGGTGCGATTACTAATGTTAATAATGTTGGTAATTCAATAGCTTCAGTTAATACAGTAGCTACAAACCTAGCTTCAGTAAACAGTTTTGCAAATACATATTTAGGTGCTAGTGCAACTGCACCAACACAAGACCCTGATGGTTCTGCCTTAGATTTAGGGGATTTATATTTTGATACAGCCTCAGATACCATGAAAGTCTATGGTTCTGCGGGGTGGACTGCGGCAGGTTCTAGCGTTAACGGGACTGCAAGTAGGTTTAAATATACAGCAACAGCCAGTCAAACAACATTTACAGGAACAGATGACAACGCTGCAACTCTTGCGTATGACGCAGGTTTCTTAGATGTATACCTAAATGGTATTAGACTTGTAAATGGAACAGATTTTACAGCAACTACAGGTAATTCAATAGTATTAACTACAGGTGCTAACTTAAATGATATTTTAGAAATAGTTGCTTTTGGTACATTTGCGTTAGCAAACTTTAGTATTACAGATGCAACTGATGTACCGCCTTTAGGTACAGCAGGACAAGCATTAGTAGTTAATTCTGGTGCAACAGCTTTAGAATTTTCTAATGCTTCTTCAGCAGAAGTTTATGGATTTCACAAAGATAGTAATGGAGACTTAATAGTCACTACTACTAATCAAGGAGTGGATAACATTTCAAGTGCAACATACGCCACATTTGATGATGTTTTATTTAGTGCGAGTGGTTTTACCTTCTCACTTAACAATGGCGAACTAATAGCAACAATATAAGGAAATAATATAATGGCTCAAGTAAATCTAGGCTCAATTAAATTCAAGTGGAAGGGAATTTATGCAGGTAGTACAGCTTATACTATAGATGATGTCGTATCGTACAATGGTTCGTCATACATTTGTATACAAGCAAGTACAGGAAACCTTCCAACTGATACAACTTACTTTGAACAAATGTCATCTGCAGGTACTAATGGTACTGATGGAACTGATGTAGGAACAACAATTACAACACAAGGAGATATTTTATATCGTGATGCGTCTGGTCTACAAAGACTTGGTGCAGGAACAAGTGGTCAAGTATTGCAAACTGGTGGTACTGGTGCTAATCCTAGTTGGGGTACAGTATCAAGTGATTTTGTAAAATTAGCATCAACAAGTCTTGGTTCAGATGCTAGTTATGTATCTTTAGATGGATACTATGATGACACTACTTATTCTCATTATCAATGTGAATGGAAAATAAGAATTGCTAGTGGTTCAAGTACAACAGATGCACACTTAAATTTTAGAGTAAATACAACTGGAAATCCAAATACTGCTACTGAATATTCTGGTGCTTTCAATCACTTTGGAGATAATAATGCTGGTTCATTTAATGATATTAGACAAAATAGTTTTACTACTGGTTGGGGTAAAAGAAATGAATTACAAATTAGTAATACTTGGAATGAACATGAACTTTATACTACAGATGACACTTGGAACAGAGGATTAATAAAAATATATGAACCTCAAACCACAAGTTATTATAAACAATTTACTTGGGAAAATCAGATTGGTTCAAATGGTTCTAGTTGGACAGCAGGTGGAGTTGGTCATGCCATTTATCACAGCACAACAGCTACAACAGGATTAAGTTTTCATTTTCAGAATGGTCAAAATGTTCGTAGTGGTTCAACAATAATATTATGGGGAGTTAAAAAATAATTATGAAAAAATGGCTAACAAATCCAGAAAATCCTAATGGAGTTTTGGTAGATTTAACAGAGCAAGAGGTTTCTGAATTTAATACAAGTAAAGAAAAAGCTAGTGCTTTGATGACACAAATGAGAGCAGATGAACAAGCTAGAAAAGATGCTCAAGTTTCTGGCAATCAAAAGCTATTAGACTTGGGATTAACACAAGCTGAAGCAACTGCATTAACTGGTTATACACCACCAGTAGCAGAGTAATTAAAATCTTAAAATCGTAGGAGAATAAAAATGAGTAAAGCTAGAGAACTAGCAGATATATTTGCAGACGCAAATACAGCAAACGAACTTGCTAAACTAGATGGTTCAGCAAAATTAACTGACGCTGTATTTCCTGCAACATTACCTGCAATAGATGGTTCAAACCTTACAGGTGTTGCTGAAACGAAACCTACGATTTCTAGTATTTCTCCAGATACAATAGATAACACAGAGGCTACTATTACTGTAACTGGTGCTAACTTTGAGAGTATTCCAAAAGTAGAAGTATTAAATCCATCTACAGGTATTTGGTATGATGCTACTTCAGTAACTTTTAATAACTCTACGTCTTTAACAGTAGTAATAACTTTATCAGTAGATGCTCAATACAAAATTAGAATAGAAAATCCTAATGGTTTAGCAGTATTATCTGGTACAATCTTAACAGTATCAGATGCTCCTACATGGGTAACTGGTGCTTCATTAGGTTCATTCGCAGGGAATTTCTCTGGTACACTTGCAACTTTATCAGCAACATCAGATAGTGCAGTAACTTATTCAGAAACAACTTCAGTATTAAGTGGTGCAGGAATAACTTTAAATTCAACAACAGGTGCGTTGACTACTACCGATTTTGGGGGGTCATCAACTTCGCCTACAACATACACATTTACAATCCGAGCAACAGATGCAGAAAGTCAAACAGCAGACAGAACGTTTACAATCTCATCTACTTTCGGTGCAACAGGTGGGGGACAATTTAACTAATGGCTAGTACATATTTACAACGAACACCAAGTTCAACAGGTAACCAACAAATATTTACCTTTAGTGCATGGGTTAAACGAGCAAGTTTAAGTTCTGGTTATATTTTTTCACAAGGTTACGATAATAATAATAATAATATATTATATTTTAAAAGTGGTGGCGAATTAGGTTTATGGAATTATCAAGGTGGTTTTCAATATTTAATTTCTACTGGAGCTGTATATAGAGATACTAATGGTTGGTATCATATAGTTGTTTCTGTTGATACTACACAAGCAACATCTTCTAATAGAGTAAAATTATATGTAAATGGAGAACAAATA